TCTTTATCAAGAATCATCATGATGGATTTAATCCTTATCTCCTGGAACCAGACACTATTCCTGCTTTTATAGAATTACTCAGACAGCACGAAGATGATTTATACAAAGCTCAGGTGATGGCTTAGTCAGATTAAGATGTAACATGTGATATGTTATTTTAAAGAAATTGTTATATTACATGTTATATTTATAATTTTAAGTTTTTGAAATTTATAAAATAATTAAATTTTCAGTTTAAAAAAATAGAGATGGTTAACCATCTCTATTTCTAATGGATGTAAAATTCCGAGACAACTTAAATAAATTTCAGCACTTCAAGTCTCAGTATTTAAAATATTTCCTGATTACATATTTCTATTCTTGAAATAAAATCGAGAGGCATAGTTAGTCTTTCAGCAGTTATTGTTTCAAAATGAACCCAAATAGCTGCGTCTCTATTTTCAAAACTAATACTTACAAGCTTAACCAAGTCATAAGGTTCAACATTGTGAGTTAAGATAATATTATAAAAGTGATCTGAGCGTACGTAAGAGATAAGCATTTGATGAATAGCTACTTGTTCATCGCTACTTAGCTCACTATATTTACTTAGTTCAGGTAAATCATGTTGTCTGTTCACTTTAGTCCTTATCAATCTTCAAGTTTTTTATAGAGGACCAGAATTTTAACAATTTAGACAGGGCAGCATTTAGTTGTTTTGTATAAATAATTGAACTTTTTATGAATGATGCTGAACAACAATGCCAGCCAGATTAAAGCCCACACTATAATTAAAACTGTAACTATAAGAGCGTAGAAAACAATGTCTCAAGTAAAAATTTATGCTTTAAATGAAACAATCGAAGTATATTAAATAAAGCTATCCATCAAGCTTTAATCAAAGAGCTAAGTTATCTCGAGGAAAATATTTTTCAACGATTTATACCTTTAGAGTCTGAAATTTTATTTATCCAAAGGATCGATCTAGATTTTATATCATTATCGAGGTTTCAATATTTGAAGGAAGAACGAAGAGACCAAAAGAGTATTTATTTAGGCTTTTATTAAAAATATAAGTCATTTATGTGGGATTAAATCTAATGATATTGAAATAACCATATTTGAAACTTTTAAAGAAAACTGGGGGGTATTCGAGGGAAAATTGCGGATGAGCTTCATCTAGGTTATGAGGCAAATATTTAAGTGATTTATATAAAGAAAACCTTAAGACTAATCTTAATATCTACGTTCAACATGAATGGATGAAAAAGAGATATTAACTAATTGGTGAGTGCTGCATACAGAAATAGGCTATATGCATAATATTTAATTTAACATAATATACATTATACGAAATAGTGTATTTTAAGCCTTTGATTTATAAGAAATAATCATCAGACCAAAACCATTCGCAACCTGCATAAGAATTCCAATAATCTTCAGTAAATGGTACTGATGGATCTAATGTAGGCATTAATACAAGTTTCATGCTGGAACCTTTTTAGGCACTGGCTTAACAGCAAAAATTTGCATCTCAGCACCATAAGAAGTTTGACGCTCTACAAATTCAATTTCTACTTCCTGATAGTTTTCAGCACACTCAATAAGAACTGCTTGGATCTGTTCAACTGGCATCATGCCAGGTGTAGGTTTTAAACTATATTGAACAGGACTTAAGACAGTAGTTTTCAGGGAAAGCTTATCTTCACCTGTTTTTTTATCCTGGTATTTGTTAGCAATTGGTGTAATTGTGCGTTTATTAAATTGAACTTGCATGGTTATAGCCTCCTCAGGCAACTAGGTGTAAGCCACGTTTTGGGCTGTATTGTGAAACTGGAATTTGATAATCGGCCGGCTGCTGATCGCACATCTTGAGTTCGAACATCCGGACAAATGGAATAACTTTGCCATTTGGATTCTTGGCAAGGTTTTGAAGATGTGATTTTGAAATGCCAACATCTAAAAGAGATTTAACGGCATCATAAAAAGTTCTTTCGTTATAAAGATTCTTGGTTGCTTGCAAGCCAATTTGTCTAACTAATGCATAAAACTTCATGGCATTATTTGCTTTGGTATAACTTGGCTTACCTGTCTTGGTATAAGTCACTAATTTAGATTTCAGTAAATCTAAGATTTCACCATCACTTGAAAAATTCATATATTTACCCTTCATTGTGTCTAGGATCGGGTCAAAAGCTACGTGCCAGAGGCGTAGCAATAATTCTGGCTGTTCATGTTGCAAATTAATTAACTGAAATAAATTAGACGGATAACCGTTTTTAGTTAGATACGTTTTAGTAATACGTGCTTCGAGACGTAAAACAGCATTAGCAAAAGGCAAAGCATCATGCATAGCCATTACAAGTGACTTAGAACGTTGACACCCTTTGTCTGCTTGTTTCTGAATCTTATTTAATTGGGCTTTTACTTCTTCAAATTTGCCATAGGCTTTAGGTCGAACACTTGCGCCATCATTACCCCAAGTAATGTAATTGTCGTATTTAACTTGACGGGCTTTACGATGGCCAGATGCAAGATTAGACATATAGTCCAGAACTGGCTGTACCATATTCTGATGAGGCAATCTAAAAAGATAAGTAGTATCAAGACAAAGAACCTCTGTTTTATCTCTATCAAGAATCGCACTCAATTTAGGAAATGCTTCAAAAAACATTCCCAGCATGTGCATAGCACCAAGTTCTATAGAATCAAAACCATAAACATTATGACCCTGGAGTAACTTAAGTGGAGATGCTTTTAACTCAACATAAGGCACTGTATTCATAGTATTGGTATAAAACTTAACAGCCATATCTGTGTAATCACTTGGTAGAGCTTCATAAGGGTGATACAAGTCCCCTGTTATAGTCTGTCCGTCATCTGTCTTACTTACATGGCGCGTTGCTGCTGGAATTCCATAGTCGCGAATATCACCATTAAACTGATGGTGATTATCAAAGCTACGCACATGCGTAGGAATGATTGGAATCGCTAAACGGAGGAAATCGAGCATTTTTATACATGTATACAAATTACATTGAGGTAAATTTAATACATGTACACATGAATATCAAGCACAAATTACATGTATACAAGTAGTATTGACAACATGTTAGATGAATACAGATTGGTTAAAAAATGGCAATTACAGTTAGGCTAAACGATAAAGAGCAAGAAATGCTTAGAAAAAAATGTATTGAGCTTAATAAGCTATTGATTAATAGAAATTTAATGCCAATAAAAGAAAGCGAGCTTGTACATATTATTTTAGAACAATGTATAAATGAAACTGAATTAACAACAAGTGGACAAGTAAGGGTTATAGCTAAATAATTGGCTTAAATGCGAAACATTCTTGATAACTCTGAAAGCTCCGCTATATATAGCTCATAGAGCATATTGCAAAAAACTTTCCGCAGTCAGGCACACTATTAGACAGTAGTGTGCCTTTTCTTAAACGTCTAATTTCTAGCCGGTGCGTTCTGCGAGCCCTCGACCCGCCACCGGCTAGAAAACGACTAATTTCGTATAATGCAGATTGATGTTAAATGCACTTCTCTGCCCTCTACGATCCTCGCAACATTGACAAATAAAAAGCCCACTGGAGAGATTTACCAATGGGCTTTTTATTTGTAGCAATGTGAAGTGCAAATAACATAATCGTGGCTACATTATACGAAATCAGTCTAAATTAAAAAGGTAGACGATTTCCTAACATTTTCAAAGTAGAATCACGCTTAAAAAGAATATCGTTAAAAACGCGATCAAGAGAACGGAAGTAAAAAGGCGATCCATCACGAGCCTTAACAAAATGAATCTGAACACAATAATCAGGATCAGAAACATCTTCGAGATAAACAACAACTTGATATTTATCTTCGACTGGAACACCCTCAGAATCTAATTTAGCCATATCAGAAACTTCAACAACTTGATAAACAGTATCAGCCCATTTAGTAGTTTGTAAGTATTCAATAGCAGCAGCAACAGTCATTTTTTTATGAATCATGATTATCTCCTAGTTAATTCATGATTTCATTATATCTAAAATCATGACTATTGCAACAGGAAAATCATTTTATTTATCATTAGACGAAAATGGGAACCCCAACCCATTTTCTGGCTAATCCCGATCTAAGGCAAAAGGGAGCATTGTAATCAGGGAAAAGAGGTTTCAAAATTTAAATAGTTGGAGTGTCACTCGTAGACACTCGTTAATGAATATCAAGTAGATGATTCTTGAACAGGTAAAGCGTTTTCAGTTTGCGGAGCTGGTGATTGTTGTTGCTGACCTTGATTAATCGTCTGATTGCCTGCGGTCTGCGATTGTCTGAAATAGTTATAAGGTCTGTTTGAACTGTCGTCCATAAGTCCTTTGCAGAGTTTTGGATCAATTCCGCTAATTTGTGTTCCCTGCTGGTCATAAGCTTTACATGTTTTCTTGCTACAAAAACAACCAGAAAAAACCCGAATACTTGTAGGCTGAACGAACTGAACAGGCTGATAGCCGAATGGATCGGCAGGGTCATAAGCTGGCTCAATATCCAAATTAGGTTCATTGTCAGAAGTATTAAGAGGATTGTCATTTTCCCCCTGAACTTTCTCAGAATCTGTTTCTGTTGTTGTTGATGGTTGCTTAGTATCAGATTTATCGCTTGATGGTTTGGCTGAATCATGAGGATTTCCAGTGGCTATCTGTTTAACAACGTTATTATCATTTGTAAAACTGCACATAAATAAAGAAAAACAGGCAATTAAAACAGCAGATAAAATCATAATAAAACGCCAAGGTAAGCGTCTTTTATGAGTGTGAGCAGTTGAAGAACGATAATATTTATAAAGATCAGAAGGAAAAACGAAAGTAGATTTAACTTCGGCAGTGGCTTTATTTTTAAAAGCGTTAGGGTCGATTTTTACTGTAGACCATTCATATTGAGTTGAACGCTTTAAACCGAAACTATTAACCAAATGTCGATGATGACCAGTAACAGCACGAAACGTTTTATGAACTAAATCTGGAAATTGAGTAATTCCGACAATATCAAAACCACGATGGCGGTGAATTGTTAAATCTTTAACAATAGGATCAACGGCACGTGATTCAGAAGAAAAAACAGGTATATTCTGAATTTCGTCATAAACGACAAAAGAGCCATCAGGTAATTTACGCCAATCTGCATCGGCTGGAATTGGTCGAATGGTATCAATTTCAAGACCTGAAATATTTGTATAAATTGTTCTAACAGGACGAACTTTATTTAAAGTTAAATTATATTCTTTATTAACTCGATCAACTATTTCATTATAAAAAATAGAACGTGAAAAATATTCTTCTATACGATCAGATGATTTTAAAAAATCAAAATAATCTTTTTCAAAATGAAAAACTTCATCTTTAAGATCAACACCTTGACCAACTTTACGAACACAATATTCAAATTCATCAGATAAACTTTTATCCAGGATAATCTTTAAATTAGATTCATAAACTTTAGGATTAAGAATAATATTTTTTTGATTAATTTTTTCAAGCTGAACAATATCACGAACATTAATTAATGTTTTGCCAGCACCTGGTGTACCAGTATCTAATCTAATCATTTTAAATCTTCTTTAATGCTAAGTTGCCAGCATTCATAGAAAGTCTAGTTACGATTGCAGCAAGAACCGTTGAAAAGAAAATATCGAATCCGGCCAAATGTAGGATCGCAATTAAATCACCGGGGATTCCATACGCTTGACTTTGAACGGCATTAACAGCTTGTTGAAATGCAAGATAAGAAATGGATGAAGTAGTAAGAGCTACACCAGCACCAGTTAAAATATTTTTTAATGTGCCCTTTTGAACACTTTGCAATATAGAAGTTAAACTCATTCTGTTTTCACTCCGCCAATAATAAGAGCAGCAATAAAGAAACCAACAAAGATAAGTACAGGCTTTGCAGTGGAAACAGTTGTACAGATCGGCTCATAAGAAATAGGCATTTTAATTACACCAACACCCATATTAATTTCAGCTTGATGATCAGCAGGACAAGAACCGCCAAAAGCAATTTCTGTATCAATCTGTGGTTGTTCAGATTCGGGAATTTCTAATTCTGTATCTTCTTGTGGATCTGATTTAGCCCACTCTTTTACAGCAGTCCATGAATCGGCTATAGATGCTGCCCATTCTTCGGCTTTTGTTTTTCCAGTTTCCCACCAGTTTGTAAGAGTCTGAGGAAATGAAATTACAGTTTGAGCAGCTTCACAAATAGTCGGTGCCCAATTACAGAAAATAGGAAATGTTAGAGAGAGATCAGTAGCTTCGGGATTTGCTTCATTTGGCTTTGCTTCACCCTGTGCTTCATTGGCTTTTTCAGCTTCGGCAGCGTCAGCAGGCTTTGTAGTTGCATTGGCTTCTGCTTGTGAGGCAATAGGACGTGCTTTAGCATCATCTTTTTCAGCTTCTGCAACAATATCAGCAGCAGCAGCAGTAGTAGCTTGTTGAGCAGCAGTATCACCACCAGCTGCATTTGAAATAACTTTTTGAGCTACTGTAGTTAAAGGAATAGATTTGGGTTCAGATTCTTCTAAATAGTTGGGATTAACAACATTATTAATGGCATAGGTATTAGTACCAGCGCGTGTACCATCATCATAAACTTTATCAATATGACAATTTGCAGATCGTTGGTCGATAATCTGAGTTCTAACGGTTGATTTAGACATATATGTAAAAGCTTCTTTGAAAAGCTTTAATTCATTAGCACAAGCCTTTTCAGCAGTAGAAAAATATTGACCTGCAGAAGCCCACAAAAAAGCAGAAGAAGGACAGTTTTGACCATCAATAGTACAAAGAGATTCATTTTTTGGGGTGTAAATAATTTGATTATTAGCAGGATCAAGAACCCAATCTACAGAGCCAAGTAACTGTTCAACAGCAACAGATAAAGCATAACCTGCACCACCACGAGCAAGAACTTTTGCAACTTGCGAAGCAGAAGGCGTAATTTTTACAGATGATTCTTTTATATATTTTTTGCCATTAATGACAACATTTTTTGTAGCGTCATAAACAGTTGACGCACCTTGAGCAACAGCACCGCCCAAAGTCCAACCGCCAACATTGGCAGCATTGGCTTGACTGATTAAATTGAAATAAAGGGTGAAAGCGAAAAATACAGTAAGAAACTTTTTCATTTAATCACCCTATAAATGCCATGCAAAGCGATCCACGGAACAATGACCAATAACCAATAAAAAATAGATGCTTCTTCCATACGTCCACCTTAAATGAAAAACCCAGCCGAAGCTGGGAGTTTCAAGCTGTAATTAACGTGCTTTTTTGACGTAAGCCCAACCAAGAAGCAGCGCAACTACACCAGCAAGAATTGTCAAAATTGACAATACACCTGTAGACACACCGCCCATTTCAGTAGAAATTGTGGTGAACAAATCTGAAACACCGGCAGCATTAGCACTTGATGCAATTGCCATTGAACCTACAGCAGCACCAGCAGCAGCAAAAGTAGGACAATGACGTTGGAACCAAGTTTTTTTACCCTGTTGAACAGTTGCTTCCATACGTTCTACGTTTTTTAAATTAGACATAATCGTCTCCTTTTTTTATTTGCTCTGGTGGTAGACGAGCATAATGAAAGACCACCCAATCAAAAGGACGTAAATACTAGCTATCGGAGTTAAGATAAGTAGTGCATCGTCCTTTGTGATTGCTATCTGATCGAGTACAGGAGTGTATTCGACCCACTTAAGGCAGGCATTTGTGCTTTCTTCGACAATTTCACAGATGCTTGCCATTTCTTAAATTTCCTTATGAATAGACATGTGATTGACCATTTGAGAGCGAAGAATTGGCTTATTGCAAAAATTACAGACAACATAATTTTTTTGTTTGTTAACTAGCTTTCTTATGACTTCGAGTTCTTTAAATGGCTGTAACATGGCTTATCCCCTATGCAGCAGTTTTAGGAAGCGCAGTTTTTTCTACAAGATCAAGCGGTTTACCATCACCAGTAGTTTTAAAATAAATATTACGATCCATTGTTGATTGTTCGATAGGCAAGTAAATTTCGCGACCACGATAAGAAAGATAAAAATCTTTCATGTGGTGATGATCTTCGATAACTTTCACATTTTGAGAGCAAGGAACCATTTGTTCCAAACCACGGTCATATCGTTGAGATGCAAAGATTAAACGCATGTTTAAACCTTTCTCGTTGGTAGAAACATCGACATTAATTAATTTAGCTTTGAAAATAAGTTGAGACATAATAATTTACCTATGCAATTTTGAGATTTGAGCGATTAAAAGTAGAAACAGGCTCTTGGAAGTTTGGAGGCACTTGAGCCTCGAAGTTAATTTCGACAAGTTTTAAAAATGGGATAATATTGTTTTTAGTTTCAATATGAAGATTTTGTAGAAATGCTTTTGAGTAGCCAGCAGCAATAAGATCTGCCATATTTTGATAATACTGACTTTTACCAAATCTAGTTTTCATAGATTCAGAGCCTTGAGTTTCTAAAGCACAATAAAAATTAAAGAGATTACGAGCCTTAGTAACACTTACACGTCCTGTTGGAGTAACAGTTCCATAAACGTTGCAAAGGTTTTTATAAATAGAATCAGGATCAGTAGTTTTCATAGCAGTACCCTCAAGGGCTTTAAAGATTTCAGAGTTAGCTTTGACCCATAGGTCTTTTAAAAAATTTGGATTAGAACGTTGATAGCGAATAAGTTGAAATAAGTTTGTAGGAATGCCCAATTCCTTCATGACGTAGGCTTTAATACCAGTTTCAAAACGAAGTAAACCAGATGTCCAAGATTGCAGGTCTGGATCAGACATAACCTTAACAACACGCATGGCATTTTTATCATTTGATTTAGCAAGTTTAATTTGCTCTTGCAACTGATTCTGAAATTCGCAAGATTTACCGTAAACTTTACGAGCAAAACGCTTTGAACGTTCAGAACCAAAATAAACTGTATTTTTATAAATAATTTGCTTTGTAGATTTACGAATATGACGAGAAGACATATTTCTCATAAAGTCTAAAACTTGGGCAACTTGATTATCATCACGTAAACGAGCTGAATAAGTAGCATCAAGTTGCTTAACTTCTGTTTCAGAAATTGCCAACATGCCATAAAGAGTAGGATGAGTTTCAGCTAAAAAGCCGAGCATTTCTAAAGCACCCTGCTCTATCCAGTCAGTACCATAAACATTATGACCTTGAAGGATTTTTGCAGGAGAAGCTTTTAACTCAACATAAGGATAAGAATGCCCCTCATGATAAAACTTAAAAGCCATAGCAGTAAAAGAAGTAGGTAAACGCTCATAACCATGATTTAAAACACGATGTTGAGTATTACCTTCGTCGTCTTTGTAAACGTCCCAAGAACCAACCTTTAAAAGATCAAGATCAAGTAAATTAAAACCGAAAATGCAATGACGACCTTCGCTATCAATATCGACAAGCGAGGCATCTACAGGAATGTGCATTACGATTTTATCTAGCATGGTGCAACAACATCACAAGCAACGAATTAACCGAAACATAACACAATTACACGTAACAAAACAACATGTGACAGAATAATAATGTCACATCAAACAATGTTGAAAGTAACCATGAGAAAATCTGATTTATCAAAAACTTACAGAGTACGTGGAGAATTTACAGAGAAGATTAAAGACCTATCTTTGGATTTTATTATCGAAACAAAAGAAAGAATTGAAGAAGCGGACATAATTAATGCTTTAATTTACAAACACTTAAAAGACCTAACATCAAAAGATGTTACAAAATATATAGAAGAAATAAAAAAAGGAGATTAGTAATAATAAATTGTGACTGCGAGTATTAATATTCCGTTTTTTCGGAGTTAAGTCCACACTAGAGAACGTGGACTTTTTCGGATGCCTCCTTTCGCTCGTCGAAGCTCCTCGCAATCGTCGGCATTACCGATATTCGTATAATGAAGATTGATGTTAAAAAACCCCGTGAGAAGGTCTATTTTCTCACTGGGGCTTAGTAACATAATCTTCGGCTACATTATACGAAATCAGTCCTATTAAAAATATTGGAAGACAATAAACCAAAAAATTGCAGCCGGAATAAAAGATAAAGATAAAATTGATAGCTCTTTTAAATCCATTGTTCTCTCCAGTGACTAATCTTTATAAAGAATCATC